CCCCCCCCTGGGGGTCCACCCCCCAGTTGTGCAGAGACACGCCCCTTACTTTTCATGCCAGTAGAGTGTACTAGAGCTAGTGATATTCAATAGATCAGACGCAGTTGCGCCAAGACCAGACTGGATAATGTCCATGACGTAATAGTCACCCATGCCAACCTTAGACGTCACACTGTAATACCGGGTAATCTCGCCATCGCCGGACTCATCGTCGGAATATTGCAAGTTGTGATTCATAGGGTGCCACATTTTAAATTCCCTCAAAATGCCAAGAGTGTTGCCTGATTGAAATGTCCGTGTCTTATCATACTTCAGGGATACCCTGGCGGTATCAATAGGTGCAACCATGTAATCCGTCCAATCGACGCCTTTTGCACCCTTGAAGATAATTTCATCCTGGTTATTTGTTGTGTTGGGCTGATTATTGACGACCTCATTAAAAAAGAGGCGCTGAATTCCATTCGATGTATCAAGGAACCGTGAACTTGTGGAGACTGGTGTATCGAGCGAAGAAAAGGAGGAAAGATCTGCGCCCTTCGCTGTGAAACAGATACGGCGCCAGAACCAGGGTAAACCGGAACTACTTTGGATACGAATCTTCTCTGAGAGACCTTTCATGTATGTTGACGAGGCAGTGCGCACAGCAGTCTCACCGACTCGACCAATGGTACCAGACTGATCATTAAGATCCTGGGCTGTACATATCCATAGGCTGCGGTAGCCTAGAGTTGCGACAACGGTGGCAGAACCAGGAGCAGAAGTCTGACTGGCCCCTGTACCACTAGTGTTTGTCCAAGCAAGCATCGTGTTCCTCTTCTTCCGTGATGTTAAGTTTAGAATACGCTTGGACGACGCGCCACCAAGCCTCTTTCGATAGCGCATCTTGACGGCGGAGCGACGGGTGTATGCGGTCTTTTTGCGATAGGTTCGCTTCGACCTTCGGCGGTAAGTCTTCCGGAATTGAGCACGAGCCATTTTGTTGAGGTTGAGACATTGTGTTGGGGAGAAAAGGGGGAGGAAGGTGGTATTTATAGGTAGAGGTCTCCCTCTCCCTGGGCTATAATATTAGTTTGCCCAGGGAGATCGAAGGCGACATCAATGCCACCTAAGAAGTCACGAGACTTTGTTTCAAGTCGATATGTCCTCCTCACCTACTCCCAATGTGGGAACCTCGACCCTTTCGGAGTTATGGATCACCTTTCAGGACTGGCAGGCGAATGTATCATTGGACGAGAGTATCACGAGGATGGAGGTATTCATCTCCACGTTTTTTGCGACTTCGGACGGAGGTTTCGAAGTAGAAGAGTTGATGTATTCGATGTGGGAGGACACCATCCAAATGTTGTCCCGTCTTATGGCACTCCGGAAAAGGGATATGATTACGCGTGCAAAGATGGAGAGGTTGTATGTGGAGGCCTCGGCAGACCTACGGTACCAACGCGCGGAAATCTCGATGGGGAATCTGATTCTCTCTGGACTCGCATTACGGAAGCAACGACTAGAGACGAGTTTTGGGAACTGGTGCACCAGTATGATCCTAAAGCTGCAGTCACTTCTTTTCCCGCAATTCAGAAATATTGCGACTGGAAGTTTCAATACCACCCTCCCGACTATGAGTCACCTAGCAACGCCACGTACACTAGCGGCGAGTATGACGGCAGAGCTGATTGGCTGCGACAGGCTAATCTTGGATCTGATCGACATGGACTACGAGTAAAATCATTGGTTTTATATGGACCTTCTCAGACAGGAAAGACTACGTGGGCCCGTAGCCTAGGAAAGCATATATATGTGCTGGGATTGGTTAGTGGTAGGATTTGTTCTGAGGCCCCTGACGTCGACTACGCCGTTTTCGACGATATACGTGGGGGCATCAAGTTTTTTCATTCTTACAAGGAATGGTTAGGTTGTCAGGCTTACGTCACCGTCAAAGAGTTGTACAAGGAGCCTAAACAGCTGCCTTGGAACAAGCCTTCGATTTGGTGCAGCAACATGGATCCACGGTTAGAGATGCTCCAGGTGGATATTGATTGGATGGAGGAAAATGTCACTTTCATTGAGATTACAGATAAAATAGTTCAATTTGATTAAGTTTCCATATCGGCTGCGCCGCGCGGGGTTGGTCGGTCTAGCCCCACTGGGGCCCCCCCCTGGGGGTCCACCCCCCAGTTGTGCAGAGACACGCCCCTTACTTTTCATGCCAGTAGAGTGTACTAGAGCTAGTGATATTCAATAGATCAGACGCAGTTGCGCCAAGACCAGAC